CAATGGTTCTGTAGCTTTATTTGGAGATGATCTGGATAAAGGTTTTGAAAACATGACGCAACAAGATTTTGCGTTACCTTTCATCAGAATATTGGGACAGCTATCACCACAGGTAACTGAAGGTGATGCTAAATACGTTTCAGGTGCTAAATCTGGAATGATATATAATACAGTTACTAATGAACTGTATGATGGGAAAAAAGGTATCAAGGTTATTCCTTGTTACTATAAAAAAGATTTCCCAGAGTGGACTGATAGAGGAGAAGGTAAAGGTGCACCAATAGCACTTCACTTACCTAATAGTCCAATCATCTCAACAGGTAAAAGAGAAGGATCTAAAATTAGATTACCTAATGGTAACTATTTAGAAGAAACTGCTTCTTACTATGTGATGGTTGAAACTAAAGCAGGAGGTTATACCCCAGCTTTAATCACTATGAAGTCTACACAGTTAAACGTAAGCAAGAAGTGGAATGCAATGATGAAAACTGTTCAAATACCAGATGGTAAAGGCGGTTATGCAGTTCCACCTATGCACGGTGTTGTATACAATTTACAATCTACTTTACAAAAAAATGATAAAGGTAGTTGGTATGGTTGGGTAGTAACACAGGACCGAATTTTAGACACAAAGGACAAATCTTTGTACTTAAGTGCAAAAGGTTTTGCTGGCGATGTCAAGAAAGGTAACGTGCAGATTAAGGCAGATGTAGAAGAGAATGTTAGCGATAACGTTCCATTTTAAATAAACTATGGCTCCCCTTAATTGGGGAGCCAAACTAAATTAAAGTTGTGAAGTTTAAAGAAATTTTTTCTGGATTACAAAGTGCATATGGTCAGTATCAGAAATCAGATAGAGGAGAAACAGGTAAAGTAAAAGGCAAAGCTTTTATTGTTCGTAAACCTGTAACAGATAATTTATGGCAAGATCATCTTAATGGAGTTGATCCTGCATTAGGTATTATTCCAATCAATGAACAAAATAATTGTAAATGGGGTTGTATTGATGTTGATCAATATAATTTAAACCATAAAGAAATTATAAATAAAATAACAAAATTAAAATTTCCTTTAATTGTATTTAGATCAAAATCAGGCGGAGCTCATATATTTTTATTTACTAAAGAATTTATTCCTGCATCTTTAATGCAGTCTACACTTAAAAAAATGTCAGACGCATTAGGATTTAGAAATACTGAAATATTTCCAAAGCAAACGGAAATACTTGTGGAACGTGGGGACACAGGTAATTTTTTAAATCTTCCCTACCATAATCAAATGAAAGGATTACGATATGCGTTTAACAGTAGTGGCGATGCTATATCACTTGAGGAATTTTATAAGCTCTATGATGTACATGCTTGCACACGTGAGGATATTGAAAAAATTCAAATCCAAGAAAAGAAAATAGATGAAGTATTTTTAGACGGTCCACCGTGCTTGAATCGTTTAGCAGAAGAAGGATTTGGAGAAGGTTCTCGTAACAATGCTTTATTTAATATTGCAATTTATTATAAACAATCAACACCAGATCAATGGGAAGATAATGTTGTATCAGCTAATATTAAATACATGTCTCCGCCATTAAGTAACAATGAAGTACAACAATTATTAAAATCTATTGGTAGAAAAAGTTATGACAAATATCGTTGTAAGCTTCCACCAATTAATGATGTTTGTAATTCAAGTGTATGTAGACGTAAAAAATTTGGTGTAGGGTTTGAAGAAGAGGAGATGCCTATACTTTGTAATCTAACTAAATATGACTCTAGTCCACCACAATATTTTTTAGATGTAGGTGAAAGTCCTAATCAAAAAAGAATAGAATTAAAAGCTGAACATTTAGGAAGTCCACATTTATTTGCTTTAGCTCTATTAGAAAAAGCTAATTTAGTTATTCCTAAATTAAAAGAAAAAGATTGGCGTACTCATTATTTAAAACCTTTAATGGATAATTTACAAACAGTTGAAGCTTTAGAATCATTAGATCCTGTAAATCAAATTATGTCTTTATTACAAGACTGGACTACTAACAGACAGAACGCAAGAACAATGGAAGATATTTTTAATAAACTTCCTTATACAGATGACAAAAGAGAATATACTTATTTTAGAATAGATGATTTCTTTAATTTTTGTAAAAAGAATCATTGGGAATTAGATAAAGGTAAAACAGGTAATCTTATTAAACAATTAAAAGGTGTATTTGTATCTGAAGTTAGACCAAAACTTAAAGGACAAGAGCCACGTTTAATTAAAATTAAAGCATTAAAGAAAATAGAGGCAGGTATATCTAATGTTATTTACAAGGATCAACACTTCTAATGAAAACAATAATTTTAGGTCCGCCTGGAACAGGTAAGACTACTACCTTATTAAATTTAGTTGATGATTTTATTAAACAAGGAGTTAAGCCTAATCAAATAGGTTATTTTTCTTTTACAAAAAAAGCAGCTAATGAAGCTGTAGAAAGGGCTAAAGAAAAGTTTGATTTAAACCCAAAAAAAGATTTAACATATTTTAGAACCTTACATTCTTTTGCATTTAGATTTTTAGCTATGACAAAAGAAAAAATGTTGTCACCAGAAGATTATAAAGAATTTGGTAGACGTTGTAATATTCCAATCAACACAGCTAGTTATTCAGAAGATGATGGATTGTTTAATTCTGATAATGAATATTTAACTATTATGAATACTGCTAGGGTTAAGAAAATGGATTTATTAGATTTATATGATGAAAGACGTAACCTCGTAGATGTTGAAAGGAATACATTATATTTATTAGACCAAGAGTTTAAAAAATTTAAACAAGAAAAAGGATTAAAAGATTATACAGATTTATTAGAAGATTTTATTAAACAAAACAATGCACCAAGTTTTAAAGTATTATTTATAGATGAAGCACAAGATTTATCTCCATTACAATGGGAAATGGTTAAGATCCTTTGGAATAAATCAGAAAAAACTTATATAGCAGGAGATGATGACCAAGCTATATTTAAATGGGCTGGAGCTGATATAGATCATTTTATAGCATTAAAACATAAAGTAGATGAGATAAAGACTTTAAATCAATCTTATCGTATTCCAGGCGGTCCTATTCACGAATTATCTAATAAAATTGTATCTAGAATAAAAAATAGATATGAAAAGTCTTATCTTCCAAGACAAGAAGTAGGAATTTTAAAGTATTATACAGACGTTACACAAGTAAATATGTCTAAAGGAGAATGGCTTGTATTAGCTTCTGCAGGCTATTTTTTAGATTCTGTAAAGGAATTATGTGAATTACAGGGTTGGTATTATCAATATAAAGGACGTAATTCTATATCATTAGAATTACTTATGGCTTTAAGTAATTGGGAAGATTTTAGGAATGGTCAGACTTTAAATTACCTACAAATAAAGAATATTTATCAATATTTAGGGGCTAATGTAGCACCAGGATATAAAGATGCTAAAACTTTAAGGGCTGAGGAAAAGTATTTAATTTCTGATTGTATGAAAAATCATGGTTTACTTTCTGATAAAGTTTGGTATGAATCATTTGAAGGTGTCGACACAATTACAGAAAACTATATAAGGAATATGAGAGCTAACGGTGAGAAGATAAATAAAATTCCAAGGATATTAATGTCCACGATCCACGCTGCTAAAGGCGGTGAACGTGATAATTTACTCGTGTTACTAGATTTAACTAACGCAGCTATACAACAACAGGAAGAAGATCCAGACGATCTTCATCGTCTCTTTTATACGGCATTTACAAGAGCAAAGAAAGAATTGCATATTGTAGATCCAAGAGATTTTAACAAGGCGTATGTTATATGAGGTTACAGAATGGGATAGGAAGAGGTTTTTGCAGGGGAGCGGTAGCTTCTGGCTTGTGTTACCCTCTCACAGGCGTAGTCGATTCGGGTCTTTCGATTCCCATGAGCAACTTTTTCCCGTTAAATCGATAACTACCGCAATTAATTATATAAAAATATGAGCAATAAAGTGTTTTTTAAACAAGTAGGTGGTTCTCATTATAAAGTTATGAAGATACAACCATCTAAATTTATTAATGACAATCGTTTAGAGTTCGCAGAAGGTAATGCAATTAAATATATTTGCAGACATAAATTAAAAGGAAAAAAACAAGATATATTAAAAGCAATTCATTATTGTCAAATGATTATAGAAAGAGATTATAATGATTAGAACATACCAAAGACCTTTATTTACTCCAGAAACAGAATGGGTAATGCCAGAAGAACTTAAGAGTTTAAAAGGACATAAAGAAATAGCCGTAGATTTAGAAACCTACGATCCACGAATCAGTACTCTTGAAACTTCAGGTAATGCTACTAAAGAAGGAAAAATTATTGGTGTTGCGGTGGCGGTTGAAGGTTGGTCAGCATATTATCCATTTGGTCACGATGGCGGTGGAAACATGGATGAGAAACTTGTATTGGGTTGGTTAAAAGAATTACTTAGCCAAGAACAAACTACATTTATATTTCATAATGCTATGTATGATGTTGGTTGGTTACGTGCTTATGGATTAGAGATTAAAGGATCTGTGGTTGATACTATGATTGCAGCCGCTTTAGTTAATGAAAATAGAGTAGGTCAAAATCCATTTAGTTTAAATTCTTTAGCAAAAGAATATTGTGGCATAAGTAAAGATGAAAAAGTTTTACGTGCTGCAGCTTTAGAATATGGTGTTAACCCTAAATCAGAAATGTGGAAACTTCCTTCTTTATATGTTGGTGAGTATGCAGAAAAAGATGCTGAAGCTACATTAAAATTATGGCAAGTTTTAAAGATAGAATTATCTAAAGAAGAAGCTTGGGCTATTTTTGAAATGGAAACTAAATTACTTCCTTGTTTATTAGATATGAGATTTAATGGTGTAAGGGTTGATTTAGATAGAGCTGATCAAGTTAAAAAACATCTTATTAAAGAAGAACATAAATTATTAAAAAAGATTAAAGATATAACAGGAGAAGATATTCCTTTAATGGCTCCAAGAGCTATTGCTAGAGTATTTGATAAATTAAATATTCCTTATGATCGAACAGAATTAGGAGCTCCAAGTTTTAGAAAAAATTTTTTATCTAGTAATCCACATGAACTTGCTCAAACATTATCAAGTGCAAGAGAACTTAATAAGTTACATTCAAATTTTATAGATAATATTATTAAATTTGAAGTTAAAGGTCGTATTCATGCTGACATTAATCAAATCAAATCAGATGATGGTGGAACAGTTACAGGTAGATTTTCAATGCGTAATCCTAATTTACAACAAATCCCTGCAAGACACCCAGAACTTGGTGCAATGATACGATCAATATTTATTCCTGAAAAAAATTGTAAATGGGGAGTATTTGATTATTCTCAACAAGAGCCAAGAATACTTGTGCATTATGCAATGCTTCAAAAATTAGAAGGTGTAGATGAAATTGCTAACTCTTATAAATCTGGTGAAGCAGATTTTCACGATATGGTTGCTAAGATGGCAGGCATTGAACGATCTCAAGCTAAGACTATTAATTTAGGTTTAATGTATGGTATGGGTAAAAATAAACTTAAATCAGAATTAGGTTTAATGGATCATGCTGCTGAAAAATTAATTAAACAATATAATAGTAAAGTTCCGTTTGTTAAACAATTAACAGATATGGTATCTCGTAAAGCAGAACAATATGGAAGGATTAGAACTTTGAAAGGAAGAATATGTAGATTTGATAAATGGGTTCCTTATGAGTTTGTAGTAGCAAGTCCTTTGCCATTAGAAGAAGCTAAAAGAAAATATGGAGATCATTTAAAAAGATTTGGAGCTTATAAAGCTTTAAATAGATTAATTCAAGGAAGTGCTGCAGATATGACAAAGATGGCACTTATTGCTTTACATGAAAATAAAATTATTCCTCATATTCAAATCCATGATGAAGTAGATATTTCTATTGAATCAGATGAACAAAGAAATAAAGTAATAGAAATAATGCAAAATGCAGTTGAATTAAAAGTACCAAACAAAGTAGATTATGAATTTGGAAATAATTGGGGTACTACTAAATGATTAAATCACTTAAAAATGCAATAATAGAATTAATTTGTTTAATATTTATTGTTGTATTACATGTTTTATTAATAATTTTATTTATAATAGATTGTTTTGCAATATTGTTGAATGATTTAATAGAAAGTATAAAATCACAATATGAAAAATTTATCAATTGACTCTTTACTAGTGCACGGTATTTGCCCTCTATGTAAAGAAGCAACAGCATTGGTTTCTATACTAAAAAATATTTATA